ATATATATTTTTTTCTAAAAAACTGCGGAAGTGCGTAAAAAGGTCACTTTTCTTTTTATAATCATAAGCTTAAGTGAAAATAAAAAGTGCGTAATTAATTAAAAAAGTGCGGAAGAAAATACTAAGTAATTGATTATAAAGAATAAGTCTAAAAATAAAGTGCGGAAAAGAATTGCGGAAAAGTGCGGAGGTAATTATTTAGATCCACTAGGTGTATACCGATGGCACTCTGAGACGTTTTAAGGGGCCTTAGACCGTTTTAAGTAGACTAAGTAGACGCTGATATAGCTTCATTTAATGAGAGGCTTAAAACGCGTTTAAACCCCATTAAAATGAGGTTGAGTTTATATTGATAGTAGGTTACACTCTCATAATGTCTATATTATCTGAAATACCCCTAGGGGAACTGGAACTAATAATTGAGGAGAATCCTAAGTTAAGAGGTATTATGCAAGGCTATATAGCAGAATATAAACTTATAGATAGGCTGAGAAATATATTTGGGGTAACTGAAGTTAGTAAGATACCAGATAGACACAGAGTAAAAAGAGACTTACAGATTAAATACTTAGGTACTGATATAACCATAGAGTGTAAATCCATAATCTCCTCAACTGTTAAGTGGGATACGATACGTGGGACCTGGCAGGGTACTGTACAGTGTAAGAATTCAGACGCTGTATATAGTAAGGATTACCCAGATACCACTAAGTGCACAAATTTGACCAGAGGAGGGTTTGATATTATGTCTATCTCAACATATGCGATAGACGGTTTATGGGATGCAGTTTACATAGAAAATAGGTATATGCCTCAATCTACCTATGATAGATTTGATATAATGAAAACTAGTTTTGTAGTTAACCCTCTAACTACTCCATGTATAGAAATGGATTTAGAGAAGATACTTAAATCTACCAGGGACTATAAGTTAAAATAAACGCATGAAAGACGAATTAGTTATCCAAAGCCTCATAGAGCTATACAAAGAACGTGGAGTAGATCTACATCTATTACTAGATAACCCACTGTTTATTCATTTACCCCTCCACAGTAGGGTTAACTTAATTAAGCAATACGCATCTCACATTGCTTCACCTACATCTACTGTACTCAATAAGGGGGATGTTAAAAGTATTCTAATTGATTCCTTAGCAGGGGCTGGGCTAGCTGGGGGATCTGTCCTATTGCGTAGATTATTGGCTAATAAGACTAACGGGGTAAGTATGCCTATATCTATGAAGGGACTAGCCCTGGCATCTGGCATAGGTGCAGCGGCGGGAGCTACAAAGGCTTTATTTGATAGGTCTAGCTCCATATCCCAGAGGAATGATATGAATAAGGCATTCAATGGGTTGGCACATTCCGGGGAGGATAAGGACGCTATTAAACTTTTGGCACTACGTAATCTTCAAATTGGCCAACCTAGAAAACCTGGAGTAACCGGGAAATTTATGGGTTCGGTGGTAGATAACATAGTTCCATTATCTATGGAATACTCTAATGTAGTATACGCCCCTAAGGCGGTAGGGGTAGCTGGTAATAGATATATAAATGCTATTGATAAGAGCGTTAGTGACGAGTTCTTTAATAGTTCAGCAGAGACTAGAGATAAAATAACCTTTGAAAAAAATAAGGCAGAGGCGGAGTTTGGAGCATCTGAGAAATACAACGTTGATAGCACTAATAACTTCTTACGTAAAATACAGAACACTTTTAATGGATTATTATAAATGACAATGTTAGCATATTATATAAAACCAGTGTTGGAACTGGTACCGGAGATTTCTCCAATGATTAAGCAGGCTTCGGTGGATAGGGAGTATCCTATTGATAATAAATCCTCGGTACTAGCCTCCGCTATGGCTATTCAGTATATGGTTAAGGTTGCCCATAGGGCACCTGACTATGCAGAATTAGAAAAGGTGGCTAGGGCCGTAGAAGCTTATAGTCTCCAAGAAGAGATAGGATCCTTAGGTGAGCTAATGACTAAGCGTGCCGGTGAAGCTTGTATTAGTGCTGAGAAGAACTCCGTAGAATCTTACATGCTCAAAGAGGCAGCCTTTAGGGGTATGTTATCTGGGTTTTCTGATATATTCTCAGCAATATCAACCGCTAAGGACTTATACAAACAGGCTTCTGATAAAGGGGTTACACCCTCACCAGACATTACTCTGTATGCAGGTAAGTCTATCCTGAATAAATCAGCTGCCCTTAAATCTTTATCGGTTAGGCATTCCTTAACTAAGGAGGCTGAATATATTAAGCTAGCTAAAGCTTTAAGCGACACATCAGAAGTAAGTGAAGACTTGGCTTCTAGGTTAGCGGAGAGGGTTACTGGATTAGATAAAACCGCAGGATTAACACTCAAGGGTTTTAACTTTTACCGTGAGGCATTCCATACTAAAGAGGCTGCCATCAGTATTTTAAATATTAGGCTGGCTGGAAAAGACATACCTTACGAAAAACTCGCCAGGGTAGGCAGAGCGAATATTGCCTCTTATATAGGTAAAGATGTCGCCTCCGAGTTCGACCGTGGACCAGCTAATTTCAAACAGGTAGCAGAGACTCTTCCTCTAGACTTACAAAAAGTACTTGTGTCTCTAACTAAGAATGTATAATTAAGTATGTCAAATGGCGATACACCAGGATTCCACGGTATCTATACACTTAAATGTAAGATAGATTCTGTCTTAGGTAAAGATACTTGGTTTGACTACGAAGTAGAAACCATTATAAGTGAGTTAAACCTACCTTTTTATTCTAAGTCCCTGGGGGATAAGATATACCTACTAAAAACGTTAGGTATGAGACCAGAAGTGTTTCATGAAGACTTCTGGTTTACTATGGTAGCTACAGATGTGATAAATGGGAATATTGCTGACTTTACTCAAGTACCTCACGTTACTTCGCTAGAGCTGGCATATGCTATACTCCAAGTACAGATGTCCTTAAGTACCTCCGGTGTAATATCCAGGTATTCAGATGGGTTTATAGAGGGGGTAGCTTATATTTTACGTAATGAAGGATACTCTGAACCTGTAGCCCCTTTTTCATTTGTGCCTAAGGAGATGTTATCTCCAGGTCAAACTAAAGAAGACACTGATAACAAGGCTACTGCTATACAATTATATATAAAAGGTATGTCTAATGATTAACATAACAACTTTTGTAGGACAAGCATCTGGTATCCCTATTATGGATACTACAGGACTTACTTCGTTTCCATCTTTACAATTACTAACTGATTATAATGTATCTACCCCTAACACAGTTAGCTCTCTAGGATTAACCGGACTCTCCACTCCAGTTGAAATAAGTGCTGGATCTGGGGTATATACCACTACTTTTATTGCACCTACTATAGGTAATTTCTACGTAGTATATAATGGGGTAGTAATAGCCCATATAACCGTTGATGCATATGATGTCATAGGTATGTTAAAAAATATAGAAGATGAAGCACTGGGTAGTTGGTACTGGAATAAGCTTACGGGTAATTTAACTTTGATTAAACAAAACTCAACTACCTTGGCTACTTATAACGTAGTGGACACTACTTCTACTTCCAGTAGAGAACGGGTATAATTCTTTAATTAATCTAAAAAAGAGCCCTAGAAATATGGGCTCTTTTTTATGCTAGAAGGGTTCCTCTTCAGGTGATAGGCCAGTATTGACAACCACCGAGTTGTTACCTTGCAACCTTCCGCTCGGTATCACAATATCACCCAGAGTTACCTCAGCAGTTGTAATAATAGTCTGTAGGGGGGGTGAATTGGAGACTTGAATATCCTCCATACTAGATTTCCTAGATTTACTTTTAACCTCTACTACTTGGTCTTCTACAATTCCCCCGGCTTCATTATCCCCTCCCTTGAGTTCATTATCTACCTGATGGGTATTACCCCTAGCCTTAGCTTTAGTCCTTACCGCAGCCATTATCGCAGCCCTTTTCGCAGCCTCTTCCTCCTTAATACGAGCAGTTTCCTCTTTATGAATAATACCTTTAACCATTCTGTATATGATATCGTGGTTATTGCCAGGGCGTACATTCATGCAGGATAATTCTTTAAGGTTGGGGTGACTCTTAATAGCGGTGTAACTCTCAGCAGCTATGGATAGAAAGTAAGACATAGTATTAAAGGTAGTAGAAGAACCCCCTAACATATCCACAAATACTTTGTTGAAGTTCATAGGTTTACGGTAATAATAATTCTGAACTACTGCAATAATATTTGTTGCTACTAGGGCGTTGATGGCCAAAGTTTGATCTAGATCAGCACAACTACCTAGGCCCGGATTATCAGCCAACTCTAGATAATGCTTAATATCCATAGGTATACTGTGTATATTTTCCACGTGAGTAATCATCTTGGGTAATTTTTCAATTACTCCCACTTCGAAATTATCAGGATGCAAACCTATCTCTGGATTGAAGAAGTTTACTTGGCCAAAATTATCCTCATTACCAGAATCAATGATAAACACATTACTATAGTTATCATTAAGGTATACGATTGACATAGCGTTAGAGATAATATTTCTCCTGGCTACTACGGAGTCAACACACATGATGATCATACATGGTTCACTCTCCAGGTTCACACCTAATTGGGTAGTAAAGAATGTTTGGATATCCATATGTCCTTCTATACGAGAAGTCATCGGTATGATAGGCACCCCATAAGCCTTGCTATATCGTTCGGCCAGAACTACCGCCTTATTCTTACCAATGTCCTGATGAATAAAGTTTTGACGTGCCAAGTTTTTTTCCTCAATCGTATCAGGATCACATAACACAATATTGGGGGTGCCTAACCATCCTCGTGGTGAATACTCCCTGGTGATAGATCGGATAAACTGAGCCAACAGGGGAACTAGCCTGGAGCCGGTCCCCCCACATCCTACAACGATGATATTATGGGGAATGGTTGATGGAATAAAATTAAACAAGTGCCTCTCCTTTTAAATTAGTAATAGGAGGGGGTGTTTAACCCCCACCTTCACATACCGTTTTCTGCTATTTGTGATTGATACCTCCACGGAAGTGTATTGTACAGTTCCCTAACCATATCCCCCTGTTTTTCATCTTCCATTAACTGGAATAGATCGCAGATAACTTCTGATATAAGTTCATCTTTACCGGATAGGGTAGTCATACAATCACTAATCAATGAAAATGCATTGGCTACCTCCCCACCATATTGAATGGCCAAGAACGCGTATTGGTCATCTTCTAATGTACTGAGGTAGTTTCCAACAGGATCATTCTCATCTATCTCTTCACCACTACTCTCATCCCTTAACTGCTTCTCGCAGGGCTTTTCTATTAGCTCTCTGCTCACGTTTCGAGAACCTGCGGGACCCAGGGGGAGTTTTCCCTGAGCCCCCGAGGGAAAACCCGGTGGGAGCCCCCCTTCGTCGTCTCCAAATATTGATCCTAGAGAAGTTGGATCCGAGTGATAAGGTAGACCCCGTACGTTAGGTCCAGCACGTTCACCAGATGCAGTTGTGTTATCCGGGTTAGCCTTAGAGAATTGATACTGTTTCAAATGATCCCACTTACGGCCACCCTGATACCCCTGGTAATCCCCGCGTCCTGCCGCATAGTTAGGAGTATTGACGTTAGCTAGCCACTCTTCAGGAACCTCCACAACACGATCTGCTGGTGTATGGAAGATGTCTTGAAGTTTTACTTCATATTTCTGTTTGTAGTAGTTAAAGCGGATTTTTACTTCTGGTTCTTTATCTTTGAGTTTTCCTACAACGCCTGAAAAACCAATGGCATTAAGGTCATCTCGATCATCCGTCGCTGAAAAGAAACTTCCCATTGTATTCAATAAGTTATAGCTTTTTTTAATTTAAGCCCTTGCGGTATATGGCATGTTACGTTAAAATACTATCAATAAATAAAGGATTAAGATGAAATCAGTTGATAGTGACGATATAGAACTAATATGTAAAATGTACGATGACGGAAAAACAGGGACTGAAATTGCAGCCATGTTTGGGTTACATCGAACTACTATACCTAAGCTATATAAACGTCACAGAGGGATAACGGGGAAGTTAACACCACACCAAGGTAATATGAGTTACTTTCAGACTATAGACTCACACATTAAAGCATATTTTCTAGGCTTTATAGCAGCAGATGGATGTATAGTAGAGAGTAAAACTAATAGTGGCCATAGAGATACTCTGGCAATTAACATACTCAGCAAGGATCGTACAGTCCTCGATACGTTGAAGAGAGAACTCGGGTCTGAGTTAGCTATACACTATTTTGAAAATAAGGACCAGGTGTCCTTCCGCGTTTGTAATCAACAAATTTGCGATGATTTGCGACAGTATGGGTTGGGTTATCGCAAATCACTTACTATGCCTAATTTGTATCCATTAATCCCTAGTAAGTTCCACGCATCATTCACATTAGGATATCATGATGGTGATGGCTGTATGTACTGGAAAAAGACTAGGTATGTCTCTAAGAGGGGATATGTAAAAACCTATGTAAATCCAGTTATAACTATCTGTGGAACTAAGGAGTTTTTACTAGGCATGGCTGATTTCTTAAAGCCTAAACAGTTTCTCATAAGTAAGAAGAAATCCATATTTTCCTTAGATATAAACTCTAAGGAAGATGTACAACTGTTCATGGATACTGTCTATAAAGATTGTACTTTTTACTTAAAACGTAAATACGATAAATACTACGAAATACCACAAGATCAGACTATATCATCATCCGAAAGTTCTTCGGAGTCGGGCGCTCGTGTTCCTATTATTGCATAGACTGCTCAAGGATTAGTCGTTACACTTTCTTGCTACTTCAATGTCTTTTCGCAAGCTTAGCACGGGATTGGGAATTCGCATTTCCGTTCCCCGTTAGCAGGAGTTATCCTACACCTCAGTTGTCTGAGTTCACCCGATTTTATCAAATCAGTTACCTGATTAGGCCACCATACTTAGGAGTTAATGGCTGTGAATATCCACGATTACACTTGTTCCCGTCGGGACGTATGCCCAGTCGTAACTAGCACTTCCCTTGGAAACTGTCTGAGGGGGGACACCAATGTGGTACCCTCGCTCAGCATTATAAAGGACGTGGATCATTGCCTCTACTTCTGATTTCTTTACTTCCATAACCTTCTTAAAGAAGGCGATGATCTGCTCCCAGATATCATAGGAGATCTTTCCCGCTGGCAGAAAGGCAATCTCTTGTCTAGTCATTTCAGCCGGGATGATTTCAGAAGCAGGACGAACATATCCCGGAATAGAGTCTACCTTCAGTCTAATGAAACGGTTCTCCCCGCGGAATACATGTCTCTTGAAGTATTCGTCTTTTACAATGGTGTAGATCTCTTTGTAGCCTTGTGTAACTGCATCAGTCTCTTCCTGTAGACTGTGGCAGATACAACTGATATTGGGCATCAATATTTGCATTTAATTTATCTCCTTTAGTAGATGGTTTATTACATACTACTAGTTACTTATACCATTATCTACGCCGTTATTTAACGTCGTAGGTCCCCATAGGGGAATGGCTTATTATCTATAGCTAGATCCCTGAGATGATGGTACCATTGTCTGGGGCTGGAGAACATGTTTCGGTTTACTTTGCTACCAATACCTAAGTCACTATTAAACGGAGATTCCCATAGGAAGTTGTAGTAGTAGTCCAGGCCCCTCAGATTATTATCTATAAATCTAACGGGCATCTTATTACCCCCATAACACATACTACAAGAGTCATATGCGTTGGTAAATGGCATTAGAAAAATACCCCTATCACGGTCCATAGTTGTAATAAGTCTGTCCTGTGGTAGCTTATTAACCGGCATATTTGTTACAGTATAGAATGCTCCATTATGGACCCAGTCACTTCTTTCTCTTCTAAGTTTATGGCTGACGATAATATTAGGAACTACTATGTCATACCTTTCCATTCTACTCCCATCAGAGAATTGGAAGGGTTTAACCCCTTCTTTATAATAACAAGAGATATCTAACTCAGTGGGCCCCACTGCCAAGTAGGATACACTACCGGGTAGAGACAATGATAACTTAGTTTCTTCGGAAAGGGTATTAGTAGCCCTAAGGACTGAGTTAATAAAGTCCTCATATGAGATAGTTTTAGTAATACCCCCTATACCTTTAATCATGACTGCATCGTCCATCAGCGTTACTTCTTGCCCCTTCACCTGCACCTGGGTCAACAGTGTTTCTTCTAAGTCAGATAGAGCCCTACTAGCTACAAGCGCGGCTTCTACTACTTCTGGGGTATCCTGAGACCCCTCAATAACTATACCTTCACTCATACGAAATCTCCTGATGTTAGGTTAGAATAGTGCTTAGCTTTCCTCACTGAGCCAATAACATTGTTTACTACATTTCTCGAGTGCAAGCCACCGTTGTGCTCTACCCTGAATATGGTAGTGATGTTTTTAACACAGGAAATTACATCTTCTCTGGTGGATATATCTTTTATCAGGTATGACTCTTTAATTGCTTCAACTACATCATCAGTTATACTGGTAGCCCTATTTAAACTTAACGCTATACTAGATAATATAGGCGCTTGCATTATAATTTCCTTTCCTACTTAATGTTCTAATAACTTTGGATATATCATCCAAGAATGTAAATAAGTTGAATGAGGAGCACTCTGGATGCCTACTATAGGTATCTGGAGAAATCCCAAAAGAGCCAAACATATAGGATACTGGGATATCACCGTCTGCAATATCATCTACATACCAACTACCTAATTCTACTTTAATATTCATAAAAAATAGTACAGGCATAAGTAGGGAACCCCCTCTAGGTAATCCTTCTATCGCTTCAGCTCTAACCTTTAAAAAAAGCTTAATAGGACACCCATTCCTAGCAGCCTTATAATTAAGATATTCCAAGTATCTTCGTATTGTCTTTGAATCAAAATCTGCTCCTGAGGATTCCAGATGAGAATATATAATAGGGTCACTAACATGTAAGCTGCTCTTACCATTAGGCTTCAGTCCTACATCGTCCACGTCCACCAGCCCCTCCATGTTAACAAGAATCCTGGTAGTTATTAATGGTACTGTTAAACTCAGTCCACTATTAGCCATCTCCACTTCATCCTTCTCCATGAAATCCATATAGGGGACTTTTTTAGCCACCTGATTATATAAAGAGGTATAAATTTTTTTAAAAAACTTCCTGGAGGTAGAAGAGGTAACCCTTAAATCTGCCACCACAGTGGATGATTTTGGAATAATACCATATTCTTTACTTTTAGCCGTAGTGAACTCCAGGAGCTTATTAATCCCTTCTCTACGGTAATTTACTATTAACTTAGATAGTGACGGTATACTGTTTTTTAGAAAAACCTTTACTTCTGCCATAATATAAACCTCCTCTTACTAAAAAAAACGGGTCCAGCTGGACCCGAACCCGTTTCTCCACCAGGGTTAAAGATTAACCCTTAGTACCAGTTTTGGGACGGAAGGTGATAACGCGAACTTGGCCAATGCCTTCACGTGTCACGATCTCCTCCGAAGCCTGATAGCCAGACAGACCGGGGATTTGGCTGGAATATGCAGCCACAACTTGGGAGACACTCAGGTCACCAGGGACTTGATACTCAGTGTCAGTTGCGGTAATTACGATGTTTGTTTGAGCTACGGTCATGTTGTTTCCTTCTTCGTTAACGAGTTTTTGAAAGAGCTAAAAGAATTCATAGCCGGCTAATAACTATGCTTTTCCCGCTCAATACTGTTATACCAAGTAGTTGGAGAATATTGAAAGTTATGTTAATATAGGTGTATACATATATTATGGAGTATTAAAGATGAAGAGGGTTAGCATGTTTTTTAGCCTTGAGTTAATTGAGAGGCTGCGTATAGCCAAGGAGAGGACCGGCGTACCATTCGCTGAGTTCATAAGAAGAGCCGTGGTTAGAGCGTTGGATGAAGCAGGGTTGTGACGTGAGTAAGGTTTGTACTAAGTGTGAGGTTGAGAAAGATATAACCACTTTTTGCCCAATAAATTACAACCATGAGTAATCTGTCTAGCCTTATAAAATTAAAACCCTCCGAGATAGCCCGCGCCCTACTACAGGTACGAGGTAAACCACTTAATATGAAAGACTATCTCCCTATGGAGCTAATCTACGATATAGCCCCACCACAGCTGGTTTTACGCGCTTCAAGACAGATTGGGAAGTCCCTGGGGCTAGGTGCAACAATCATCGCTCAGTCTGTGATTAGACCATTCTTTACCACTATGTTTATATCTCCATTGAGTGGTCAGACTAGTAGATTTTCTTCGGCATACCTAGATCCATTTTTAGCCAGCCCTGTTCTAAAAAAACATTTCATGGATACGTCCTCAAAAAAGAACGTGTTTGAAAAGTCACTAAATAATGGATCCCGCATTTATCTCAGCTACGCCGAGACAGAAGCAGATAGTGGACGTGTGCGTGGCGCCTCCTGTGATCAGCTCCTTTTGGACGAGATACAGGACATTTCCCAAGACGCCCTACCAGTTCTATATGAAACATTATCAGCTTCTGAATTTGGATTTAAGAGACTAGCCGGAACCAGTAAGACACTCAATAATACGCTAGAGGTTGAATATAAAAAATCTTCTCAATGTGAATGGGTTTGCAAATGTGAGCACTGTGGTAAATATACAATTCCTATCGACTTTGAGACGTGCTTAAAAATATCAGAGAATCCTTTAGGCCCCGGCTGTGTGTACTGCGGCAAGGTATTAAATATGTCTACCGGTAGGTGGGCGGCTGCCAGACCTGAGGTTAAAAACTATATAGGGATGCATCTCCCTCAACTTATATTCCCAGTACGTACAAGGACAGGTACAGTTGAAAAGCCTGGAAAATGGGAAGAGATGAGAGGTAAGATTTTTGGCCTTAACGGGTCCAAAGGTTACTCGATGCAGAAAGTAGCCAATGAAGTCTTTGGACTTCCTAGTGGAGAAGGAGGCCGCATTCTCTCTATTAAGGAGTGTATGGATTGCTGTAATACCTCTAAGACGGCTTGGGATACTGGATTTCCTAGAGACTCTAGAAATATAGTGTGTACTGTATTAGGGGTAGATTGGTCTGTGTCAGGTAGTACTAAGTCTTATACTATAATCTCAATTTTAGGTTATGACTATAACGGTAAGTGTTATCTATTGTATAGCCAGAAATTAGACGGGATTGACGTGCTATTACAAGTAAAGCGTGCTGAACAACTTTATTATCAGTTTGAGTGTTCCTTCATCGGCTCAGACAGAGGGGTGGGGGTATTACAGGGTCAGTTATTTAAGCAGCACTTAGGGGATCAGAAAGTAGCTATGGTTAACTATGTAGCCTCTAAAACTCAGCTAAGATGGGATAAACAGGGTCTATTTTACGCAGCTGATAGAACTATGAATATAGATACCGTTATATTAAAGATGAAACTCGGTAAGGGTAGGTTTGAGACCCCAGCATGGGAGCTAACTAACCCATTCTGGCAGGATGCCCTTAACGTGTACGAAGAGGAATCTCAGTCCGGACGTAGACTGTATAGGCATGACCAGGATTTATGTGACGACTGGCTCCACTCAATAGTATTCGCAAACGTAGCATATATGGTGATTAAGGGTGACTTCTTGTACACCGATGATACCCCATCTCATTCAGATTCTATGTTTGATATAGACAATCTAATAACATAGTGTTAATATACACTTTTATACCATACCTAACCGGAGAAACAAATGGCAGATTTTGAAACAAAAAGTAAAGACAAAGACGCAGAAGTAATAGTAGAGAAGGAATCCTCTACAACCGAGCCTGAAGCTAATGATAGTAAGGCTCCGGAATATGATGAAACGGAGCTACTATCTATTTTTGATGAAATTATCTTTTCGGGGGAGTATGTAGAGTCCTCGAAGATTAAGGGTAAATTGAATGTGTCATTCCGAACACGTACCGCTGATGAGATTAGTAAGATCACCAGTAAACTGGATTCAACTCCGGCCCACTTCATTTCTACTATTAATGAACGTCGTTCATTATTTAACTTACACTTCGCTCTTACTAACTATCAAGGTAAGGATCTTTCACAGGCTAAACCCGAGGATAGGGAAAAGTTTATTAACTCCCTACCGGCCCCAATAGTAGGGGCACTCTTAATAGCCTTAGATAAGTTTGACAGGAAGATATTTAAAGCCTGTGAGGTGGGCGAAGAAAATTTTTAAAACAACCCTGGGCCATACATAGGCTCAGGCTTTATACCGGAGGGATGAAACTTCCTAAGTTAGGATCTCTGAGGGATAGAGTGTTTAGGGAATTCTCAGTAAGGGAGGCACGTAAGGAAGTTCACTTTGCTAATATACTAGCGTTAGTGGCGTCTACTAATCCTACATTCGAGGCAGGGCAAGAATCTAAAGCTTCGGAGTGGCTGACTAAAATAAAAACTACTTTTACTAACTATAGTAGTGCGGAGTTGGGTATTGAGCTAACTAAGTCAGATTCACAAGAGTTAGAGATGGCTGATGCATATGGTAGATTCGTTAAAGGATTAAGGCCTAAGCTATCTAAAGATGATAAGCGCGGTGGTTTGGTGGTTAAAGGCTTGGATGCACTATTCGTGGCTCACGGAGAAAAACCACCACTACCAGAAGAGTCTACACAGAAACAGGACACTAAGAAGCCTGAACCTGTTAATGTTAATAATAAAAAACTAAGAACTAATTTAAGGCCCAACTGACGTTGGGCTTTTCTTTTAACTAAAATACGATCATGTTTGGAAACAACGATATTTATAGAAGTCAAGCTGACCTAGCAGCCAACTCATTCACCGGCCCTCAGAATATGAACATAGGTGGCCCTGGGTGGGGTATGGACAGTAGCATGATGACCCCCAGTTATACTGCACCCTATCGTCCTCAATGGGCTGGTCAGGGTGGTCAGTACGACTATACTAAACGCGGCATGATTAGTTCCATGATTAGTCTCATGCCTTGGCAGGACTTCGGCCATACCGCCCCCCAGGATACTTGGCATTCTAATGTTAGTTCTGCAGTTGAATCGCCCTTTGATGTAGCTGCATTCGTAGTCCAGAGGATAGCAGCTCCTATTTTAGCATTCAAGATGGCTAACCACCTCCTAGGAGCTAAGTCTTTTAGTGGAGCCTTTAGTGGGCGGGGTGCTGGTCCCTCATTCGGTAGGAGTATGTTCAGGAGTGGGGCTAACGGGTTTTTACGTGGAGCTGGAGCCAGTGCAACTACAGCCGCTAGGGTAAGTATGGCTGCAGGGGTGGCCGGTAGTGCCATAGGATCTGTAGCCCTACCTTTCGCAGCAGCCATGGGTGGCCTAGCTGGAGCAGAGAGAGGCCTCTTTAACCCTTATATAAATAATATGAAGCAGGCTGAGTCAATACATCAGAACTTTAGCGGAGTAACTTTTGCTGACGCTAAAGGTAGTACCCCCACAGGTAGGGGGTTCAGTTATAAAGAAGCCATGAACATGTCTCAAGATATTACTAAGATGGGTATCAGAGATATGTCGCTATCCACTGGTGAGTTTAAAGACTTATCTGATATGAGTATGCGCTCTGGCATGTTGGATAATGCTAAAGCTAGGGACATAATAAAACGTATAAAAGAAATATCTGAGCAAGTTAAGCTCGTCATGGCTATATCGAAAGATCCAAGTGTACAGGGGGCTATAGAGAGCTTGGCTAAGTTACAAATGGGAGGGGCTATGGGGTCTAAGGCCACCAGTTCTTATACCCGACTGGGACTACACGCATCCATAGCTGGTACCAGTGTACAAAGACTGATGGACACTGTTGGTGCTCAGGGCAGCATGATGTACGCCCAGAATGGTATGACTCCATACCTGGGACAAATGGCTGCTGCTAGCGCCCACTCCTCATTTGCATCCGCTAACCGTATGGGGCTGATAAGCTCTGAACAACTGGCCCGCATGGGGGGTATAGAGGGGGCGACACAATCTATGGTAGGCGCTCAAGTTATGGCCGGCCAAACTACCTTAGGTAAATTTATGTCCTTCAATAAATATATTGGTAGTGGAGAGGGTAAAGGGGTAATTGGATCGGTAGCTGGCTTCGGTAGGAGTATGGCTAAGGACCCAACTAAAACCATGGGTCAGATGATCTTATATGGCAATCAAGCATCAGCTAAGATGATGGATGAAGAGGGTGGCCGTAACGCTATCGAAAAACAGATCATGATGATTGCTAAGGACATGCCTAATGGCATTGGATCTGATGGTAAAGTGTCCGCAGAAACAGCGGCAGTAATCATGAAGAACATGATGGGCTTGGGGGATGACCAGATACAATCCTTTATGGTCAATACTACAGCTGCATACAGCAAGGATGTACGGACTGCTAGTGTTAAGGGCAGAGAGACATTTATCAAGGACCAGATGAGAACCTTGGTAGACCAGAACGCATCATACGGTGGTACCTTTGGTAAAGCATTTGGGGCTACCCTGCGCGGAGGTAGAGCAGCAACTGACTTTACGGCACGACACTTTGTTGATCCGGTTACTGAAACAGCAGCAGGATTGAAGGACTCTTTAGTAGGTGGGTTAGATGCTTCACAATATGGGAGTACTTTGAAAGGCAAGACTGTTATGGCCGACTCTATGGAGGGTCAGGTTGCTTTAGGAGAGATAACTGACTTAAGCAAGGGTAGAACCACGCTCATTAGCGTAAATGACGGTATTATAGATGATCTGGTAGGTGGTGGGACTGGTCAATCCCAGAATAAAGCCTTTAAAAAACTTAATGAAGCTTCTGAAGCTGGTGATAAGGAAGCCCGGGCCGCATTAGATGCCTTATGGGAATTTAAAAAAATAAAAAATCCTACTCAAAAAGATATTGATAAATTTATACCTAAGTTTAAGGATGGATTAAGGAAGGTTGTAAGGGGCACCCCTTTAGAGGAGGACTTTATGACTGAGAAACAGTTTCTAGCTGCCTCTAACGAGGCCATGAGGCACACTGCTGAAACTAGGATATCCTCTGATAAGGTAGAGAAACTAGAGGATACTGTAAAAGGTATATTTGGAAAAAATGATAGAACCATAGATGATAATCTTCAGTTAGCAGGAGACGCTCAGACCTTGGCAGCAGCAGGAATAAGCGCTTCTATGTCTGAAGAAGAGTTCTCTAAAATTTCTGGTACTGAGGAGTTTAAGAGACTATCTGCTGCTTTGGGAAAAACCGGTAGGGACGCCATAGGAGGCATCTTAGGTATAAATACTAAAGTTCAAGGCTCTACCTTAGGTAAAGCATTCATAGATGGGATGAGTAAGACTAAGAATAGAAAAGCCGCCCTGGAGTTTAGTGGAGGAGTAGTTCTGTCAGAATCATCAGCGGCCATGAGTGACGCAGAGTCTGCTAAAGCTGCTAAAATTAACGTGGATTCATTTAAGGATTTGAAAAACCACGTATCAGATGCTAATCAGGGTCTTAGCATGGGGTCATATGAAGAGTCTGTTAAGAGGCTAGATGGAGCGTCTAATACCTTTGCTGCTGCCGTTAATACCTTTGCTAAGAGTGTAGGTGCTAAAGCGGATGCTCCAGTATCAATCCCACCATCCACTACTAATCAGAATAGTAGCGGGTTAGAAGAGTGGGGTAAGAATGGTGGGTCGAGAGGAGTATAGCAAAATGACACTAAAAAATAAATCGAGTACTATCATCCCTACGGTACATGCTATAACCCCGGTTAAGCTGTACTTGGATCAAGTAAAAAATATTATGGATGGTGTTAGGGCCGCTTCTAACGGGCAGGCTTTTATACCTAATCAATATGGTGGTCTATTTGGACAACGAGAAACTCTTCGTGAGAAGGTTGTACTACAGACCATAGATTTTAACATGGATTAATAGCATGCCTACTCAAGCTGAAATAGAATATAAAAAAGTTATGGGGAAGGACTACACCCCATTCCCTAACCGAGTGTCAGAGAATGTTAATTCTACGGCTACCAAGGATTCTATAGAAAAAGTTAAAGATGCTAAATCCACTATAAGGTGGGATTCTCCTATACCACAGACTGAGAGAATGCTAGTCTCTAGGCCAAGGAGTATTTCCAGCGACCCAAATAAGTATATTACTAGTAACGGTGGGGATAGAGGCACTCGTGCATACATAAAACTTCTTACTCAGAACCAGGCCGGTGTTGATTCCCGCCTAGTAGATTCCGATTCTACTTATGCTAGGGATACAGCATCACTTACTTCTGATGGTCCTTACGGAGGATATGCAGATTTCTTGCTGACCGGTATATCCTGTAACTTAGAAGAAAAAATACAAGTAACCCAAGTGTTTGGGGATGCCGAGGTTATATATTACTTTGGCCGTCGTCCAATGATCTTTAACTTCTCAGGTCTACTAGTAGACTCTGTGGATAATAATTGGTTTGTACATTGGTTAAATCTATATAACGGGGTAATGCGCGGTAGTCAATTAGCTAAAAACTATGAGCTGCTGAAGATAGTATTACCTAATATGACCTTAGTAGGGACTATTAATAACTTCTCTTGGCAGCAAGAGTCGGCTAATGACGTATCCATACCTTTTTCATTCCAGTTCCTAGCCAAGAGGATTGACCCGGTTGCAGCAGATCTCCCTAATGGGGCCTTCAATCCCAAAGGAATTAGCTCACTAAAATTTAGTAAGGATGCTCTACCCTCCCTATCTATATCACAGATAGAAGAGATTAAGCGTAGGTCTTCCACCGTGGAAAAAGCTATACAGGATCCTAACACTACCTCTGCTGACTTAGCAAGAATAACCGCTGCTTCCTCTGCTTCTGCAGTTCCAACCTTAGGGTCAAATGGAGTAGCAACATTCTCCACTAAGTCAGACCTAGGCATAGTAGATACCGATAAATTTAAAGAGTGGTCTAGTACCTTTTCAGGAGTAAGAACTCAACTATTCTCTCCTACTTTCGGGGTACTATCTAGTCTAACTAAATTAGTTAAGGTCGCTACTGGTAATGTAAGTGGAGTGGTCGGAGTATTCAGCGGTGGAGTTAATGGAGTATTGAGGGATATTAACCATATAGCCTATGGGGCTACTAATTTAGTTAATATGGTCAATACCACAATTAAGGATGCGGCTGCGAAGGTGGCCGGTATCAGGACCAACTACAGAAATACTCTGGCTAAACTTAAAAAAACCAAGGGGGTAATAACTAACTCCCCTTCTACCACACATAACTCCTTACACTCATTAGTATCATCTGGTAGGGTAAAGGGTGGGTCATTGTTTCTATCAGGGTCAGTAGGTCACCCCTCCTCAGGCCCACTCCTTTTTAGAATAGCTAAGGCTAGGGCTATCTCGGGGGTGTCATTACCATTGTCAGGGGGTAAAAGGATGAGTATAATGCTGGCGTTAAGCTCTGGAACACCACGTACTAGAGAACGTGGACCTACTTTATAAAATAAAACGATGAGAAGCTATTTAACTTCACTTATATTTGAAAAACTTTTAGACAACGTCCCTGATACAGATAAGGATGTGTATAACCTTGCCCAGCTAATTATTACTCCTAGAGTTAAGATAGTGGAGAATAACTGTGGCACAACGGTAGGGGAAATAGAAAATATAAGTTATAGGATGGAGGGGGAGATAGAGTTAGCTACTAACAGTCCATTTACCAAAACTAGACTTAATTATTTATTATCACAAGGTATCTATGAGGCTGCCAGTGTCCATGTTAACACCTGTACTTCAGTAGGTGGGGTATGTGCCAGGTGCTTCTCGTCTGAATTTCAAGAAGAAGACTATCCACAAGTCGGTGGATACGTAAATATACCTTCTGAAAAAATACTTCATATAGAAGTCTTAGATTGCTCATTTGGTCAATATAGTTACCAGTTAGAGATGGATGTATCTCTGTTCAAAAGAATACGGGTGTACCATAACGGGATACTAAAAGACCACACTACATACTCTGCATCAGGCCAGTCCTTAACTCTGTCATTCCCAGTAGAGGACGAGGAGCACTTAGTAGTCAAGTACTTAGATAATACTACTACTCCTTTAATGGGGTACTTATCGAATACATACTCAGGCTCCTTACTAGGTATGAAATATATACCTGAATTATTGCCAAGTGTTAGGATCTCTCTGCTAAAGGAGTTAATACCCAGCGGCAGATTAGAGTTGATTACTGAGCGTATTAAGACACTGCAGATACCTACTGACCAATCTGAGTACTTAGATAAGATAATAGATCCCCTAGAAAAACTTTTATACGTAGTATCACTGTACATAATTTATATAAATGTCATCTAACACAGACGTACTATTCCAGAAGGTGACCCTGTTTATTGAAGGGGTAGAAGTACCTTATTCCGCTATATCTATTTCCCAGGCGATAGGTAATGTACCATCTGCGTCCTTAGAACTACCGCCTAGCCCTGGTCTGATGGATATAGTTAGGTACTACCAACCTAAGGTACACATCTTCTACGAAGACCCTGTACTGGGTAAGGATCGTCTGTTGTTTTGGGGACATATAATTGGTAATAGCTATAGCGCATCTGTACAGTCAGCAAGTATTAACTTCCAATGCGTACATAAAAGTGATCTCCTCAATCACGTTACTTTAGATTTCTCAGGCTATCCATCGGGGTCCTATACAAACTGGAGCCCTAATGACTCTATGTTTAAGCCAAATAGTTTTGGTTCTACTCACTCTATGGTACTAGCCCTTCGAGGTATTGATGGAGTACGTACTGAGTCCAACACAGAAAACGCAATATCAATTAGTAATCCTAACGTACTGAATGTAGATCATGCTCTGCTAGACCCTAAGTTCTCTTCAGTAAAAGAGCGTTGGGTTGGTATGCCATCAGCCATGATGAACATGTGGAATCAGTTGAAGTCCTCTGCTTACCATCTAAGCCAATACAATACTATATTAGTGGCCATGTACATTCCCCTGATTGAGGATGGGCTTAAGTTCTTTGATAGAGTATCCGGACATAACCTGATAGAGGATGCTGTAAATGCTGGTAAGCAATCCATCTGTGATGATACTGGTAATAAGACTGATGCATCTAAGCCAGTAATGATACCTCCGGCGTATAGACTACACTCTATGACTGCTACCCAGGCCTCCCTATCAGTAGAGGCTATTCAAGGCATGCTGGAGTTTACAGGTAACAAGACGGGCTTTTTTAGACTATTCCACGAGTTCTTCATGTCCTCTGAGTACGAGGTAGTAACTCTAGCCAGTCCAGCCTCAGTACCTAAGGATCCTAAAAAAACTTCAGTACAGAACGACGATGACTTAATGGCTATTGAAACAGTTATTAAGCCACAGCTGCCATTCTACTATAGCCCAGTATGTAATGTAGTACTACCTAATATGTACTCCTCTGTCCAGGTTTCTCAGAACGAGGCCAATATACCTTCGAGGGTATCCCTGGTGCATAGTGCTGTTCCTGGTCAGGAAGCTCAAGTAGGACTACACTATCGTGGTCCACACTCCATACGAGAGTCTGTATTAACTGGACTAATGATTAAAGGGTTGTATAAGCCCACAGAGACTCCTGACCCTAAAGTCATTAACGGAGTTAAATTTGCACCAGCTACACCGGCTGAGGCTAACGCCACAGTGGTCGATACTCCGTCTAATGGTATACTACCCTCATTACATGAGTCTACGGGGGCGTCATATAATATCCCAGGTAAGTATGAGTTGGGTGGGGGATTTAAACCTAAACAGGTTATAGCACCGTCATGGTTAGCATACCTAGTTAAACGTTGTAATGAGTCTATCGCTTCTGGTACAGTGAAAACTGAGGAACACCCAGATGAAGATAGTGACTGGGGTAAGATAACCAAAGATCTACACGACGGATGGATGTTTATGCATGGCCGTAAAAATGGTAAGGCTGACCCCGCTAAGGAGTTGCTAGATCCTAACTTCAGGGGTTCTGGCGTGGCCGCATTCCAGAGGATTTTATTTGCCGCCGCAGACTATGACTATACTAAAGAAGTCCTGTCTTCTAAGGCTGGATCTATCTCAGGTATATTCAACCCTTATATCATTCCAGGTTATCCAATGGATATTGTGGCTAAATCCCCTAACCTGCCCAGCTTCCACGCATTGTGTGCGTCTGTCACTCATTCTATAACTGCTGACTCTATAAATACGTCTGTGGCTTTTGTTAGCGCAGCTACATACTCTGAATTATCTAACTATGAGTTGATGCCCTCTCATCCGTGGCTACAAACCTCTCTCCAGCTGTATAATATTAATAGGGACTCTAGTGGATCAGTGACTAGTGTTATGTCTACCATACTTAATAATCCTAAGGCTAAAGCTAAGGCCGACGAGTTCTACAGGTCAGTACTAGGGGTAGGCTCAGCTGCTCCATCTGACTTAATAAACTTCCAGACTATGGAGGTTTATACTCAGAAGAGGGTAAACGGAGTTCTAGCACCAGGTACTAAAAGTGCTACTTATAGTGATAATGGGGGTAGCGATAGTGATGACACAACCGGTATAGGAAACTTAAAACTAATCCATAGAGCTGTTGAAACTAGGGAATCTATAGAAAAAACTTTTAACTATAAGTTCATAGATTTGGTTAAAGAAAACTATACTAATGAATCACTTAACTACCTGGATCCTAGATTAAATCCAGACGTGGATGAGGGTGTTCCATTAGAGCTGGGGGCTAGCCTATTCCTAGATTACCCTGAAACTATAGACTTCTTGAAATCTAACAACATACAAGTCATTTAATTTAAGATATAGGATTATGGCCGACACCACTTTAACTACTAATATGGGATATCCCAGACCGGGGGAGACGGGTGTTAGAACTTCACTGATACCGGCTGGCCTAGCTAAAAAAATATCTGATACGTCTATGGCAGATGAGTGCTTTGTTAATCAAAGATTTAGTGGTAGACTACAGGCATTCCTTATCGGATATAATAACAGTATCTACTCAGAATACAGCGTATACCTATGATTAAAGTATCATTTGCCCCACTACCTATAAACCCAGCTACTGCGTCGTTAGTACCCAGGCCCGCAGTCACAACCCCTGAACGGGTACCCTTTAATTATGGGGAGGCTCGTAAACGTGACCAGGAAATGTTTGAGTCATGGAAAAAGACTGGTAGCAAACGTGATTTGGGGAATCTAGTAGAAAGCCTAAGCCCAGTTATTAAGTCGGAAGTTAATAGGCTTTCAGGTAGTCTCCCACCTGCAGCATTGTCAGCAGAGGCTAAGAAGTGGACTATTAAGGCCATACAGACTTATGACCCTAGTAAAGGTACGACCATATCTACCCACGTCATGAACTACCTACCTAAGGTTAGGCGCATGAACTACAAGTTTCAGAATGCTGTTAGGCTCCCCGAGAATATGCAGCTTAAATTCCATGAGTATAATCATGGTCTTACCCAGTTAACTGAACAACTAAACAGAGATCCATCTGATGATGAGTTAGCCAAACATTTAGGGTGGAGTAAGGGCCACACTATTAAGTTTAAAAACTCATTGTACTCAGATCTAATAGAGTCTAACACTGAGCGCCCTAACGAGTTTACTTCGTTTAATGAAAATGCCATTCTATTAGCTCACCTAATGGACCAGCTTTCTAGTGAAGAGAAATTTATTCTTAATCACGCTAAAGGTATGACTTCTACTGAGTTAGCTGGTAAGCTAGAGGTGAATATTAACCGCCTTAACTACCTGAAGTCTAAGCTGGTGGATAAGATTAAGGGTATTAAAACAGACATTAAGATGTATTAATCATGGCTTCCTACAAGGAACAAGTAGCATCCATATATACCAGTCTCTCTAACTTTTTTAGGTCGGAGGCAGTATCCTCTGCTGATACTACTGGAGATGTGTTACCTGAGGAGTTCCGAGATTACTCGGATGGATTGGACTATTCAGAACTACTAAGAATTTGTACCACTTTTAAGGGGGATTCCCCCAGTTATGGTAATGGCAGGGTAATAGAGACGGTCAGCCATTCTGCAGCGATGCTACGAGAGCATGCTATGTGTAATAGGACTAAGTTAGATTATATGATACTACGTACTTATCAGGCAGACAGAGAGTCTCAATTTTACTCTAATGAAGGTGCACTAACTATTAATAGGATGAATGGATAAGCATGAACATAGTAGGTATAAATACTAGATTAGGTACTAATGAGAACCTCCAAAGCGGAGCCACCTATGACTTATTACTTATAACATTCCCCGACGGCTTTCCTGAGGGTAAACTTACTTTTAATATAGATTACACACCTAGAAGTATTACAGGCATACAGAAGGTGGCTCAGTACTTTCTCAAGATCTTATTAACAACTAGGGGAAGTGATGTTATACGCCCCAATATAGGAACTACTTTTACTAACATAGTTATGCGGTCTAATGTGTCTTCTACTGATAGGTTGCTTATCTCCGACTTAAGGGACCAGATTAAATCAGCTGAATCTCAAACTAAGGCGGCTTTGTATGATGAAGTTGATCCTAGTTCTAAGTTAAGAGAGGTTTCTATTTTAAATATAGACACTAGCTCAGAGTCTGCTACCATGTATTTGAAAATGGTTACTATGGAAGGGGAAACCGCCCAAGTAGCCTTACCATTCCCTGTTACGGACCTAAAAACTACTCCAACTGTGTAGACCCCCGTCATTTAAAATGTTAAACTAATCGTAACCAAGGACATTGCTTAACATATGACAGACTTCTATTCCGTACTTCCGGGTATACAACCCTCTCAAGGAGACATTCTTGAAGCCGAGTATTTGGCTAAACAAATACTCGAAGCCAAGTTTCCAACCTTGGACCTTAGAGAGGGTACGGCCCTACGTGATACCGTTATACGTCCTACCGCTACCCTTTTAGCCATGATTAAGAAGGGTCTAGACTACCACTTTGAACAGAACACGATAAGTGGAGCTGATGATACTACCTCTACAGAAATGGTAGATAAAATTATGTCCAACCTGTTTGTTGAGCGTAATCAGGGTACTAAAAGTACGATTAATGTACGCCTATTCTTCGCCAGGTCTAAAAACATAGGCATACCATCAAGCACCTACTTTTCAGTAGATAATAAAATAAAGTTTTTCCCAGAACAAGCGTATAACTTATCGTCATCATACGTACAGTATGACAATTATAGTAATGAATACTATATTGATGTAGATTTAGCCGCTGAAAGTGAAGGGGCAGAATATAATCTGAGCTCAGGTAGCTTGTTGTATTTCTCCAACTTTGACCCATATTTTTTAAGGGGGGAGATTAACTATCTAGTAAGCGGATCAGTACCAACAGAAACTAACACCCAGTTTATTGCTAGGTCTAAATCCTCGGTTTCCACCCGCAACCTGATTAATCAACCGTCTGTAGATTTCAACCTACGCGGCATGTTTACAGACCTAAATCATATACTTACTATAGGTATGGGGGACTCAGGTATGATGAGGGACCTTATTATAGGTATGCTTCCCCGGCGTGCAACTAGACTTGTGGAGTCCATTGATATAGTGGATACCGTAGCTACCTTAACTATAACAGACCACGGCTTTTATACTGGTCAGTATGTGACTTCTAGTGGTTCATCCTCAGTTAACCTAAATGGGGAATTTAAGATAAACAATACTACTACCAATACTATTGAAGTAACAGTACCTACTGGTACTGTAGTGCCTGTGACCATGCCGAGCATATTAGAGCACTCTATCCAGACTAGGGTTCACTTAGGTGGGGCTGTGGATGTCTACTGCTCTAAATTACCTGTATCTGAGCTAGTTCAACTGAGTACAAATTCTTTAGGGGTGGCCGTGCTTACTGGCCCTAACTACAGAGTCTTCCGTAGTAGCATCTCCGCAGGTGCAGAAGATACTATTCCAGTCCTAAACTCAGTTACTGTCCCATATACTGACGTGTCCGTGCTAGTGGATACACCTACATCAGGTATTTCTACATATACTCTGACTTCAAACGCTCACCCATTTATTCAAGGCGAGCTTATAGACGTACAAGGGTTCTCACAAACCTTACCTGTATCTAGTATTACTTGCACCGGTGTAACTGTAACCGCTACTAGTGTTGGGCACGGATTCTTACCAGGAGATACAGTAACTATATCTGGGGTAACTCCTTCTGATTATAATGGTACTTATACTATTACCTCTACTACGGTAGATACGTTCTCATATATAGTGCTGGCCAGTATATCAGTCTCAGGTACTGGTACAATGTTATGCGAAGTTAACGTACTCAATGGTAGTAGAACCGTATCTGCAATAACCACCAATACTTTTTCATTTACCTCTAACAACACTAATGCCACTACTACCGGTACTGCTACAGTCACTAGCCCGGTTAGGTACACGCTGAGGAATCCAAATGTGGAGTCCAGAGAGGTACTATCGGTCACTAATTTAGGTAATGGGGTAGTTTCTGTATTTATGCCAAGACATGGTTTACAGGTAAGCAGGAAAGTTACTTTATCAGGATTAACACCTTCCGGCTTTAATGGAAGTTGGGTCATTAGCTCAGTTACAGACCAGGATAACTTCATCATCAGTGTCACTACTATGGTAGATGATGTTACTACTATAACTACAACTAGCCCAATATGCGTCTCTACATATCCCCCAGCCGACTTCGGATTTAGTACTAAACAAGAAATCCATATAGACTTTGGACCAGCTTATGTTAATAAGACGGCAACATTTGAGGTCCGTAGGTTTGATAAGGTAGATGTTGTCCAGAACTACTTAGAGGATAGGGAGAGGAAAGTTCTCTGTGCCGACTATTTAGCCAGAGGGTTTAATATATATATCCTGACTATAGGAGTTACTCAGTACACTACATCCAGTAATACGCTAGTGGAGAGTGCAGCTACTGCATATATAGATAGTTTGGCTCCAGGTCAACCTTTCGTAGTAGCAGAACTAGTCGCTAGCTTGAAGAATGCCGGTATGTTGGATATCAAGTTACCATTGTTCGTATCATACTCTAGGTACACTAGAGATTTAACAGAGTTAATAGCTCCAGATACTGGTGTAATAGAAGACGTATTAGATCCTAATGATCCCACCAGCCTATTTGTATTAGATACTATAACGACTACATTAGAGAATTTACCAGCAACTAATGCCCCAGTGCAGAGATAACCTATGACAACATATTCTGGATTCGGAGCGGGGGGACTCCCAGTTGGTACCGATACTACTAATCTAACCTACCTATACGGTATCTCAGATTTTTTCTCGGTCATGTTTGAGGATACTGGCATGGTTAACCTGATGTTAGAGGCTACCTCAGAGTCAGCAGCATCTATATATAGTAAGTTCCTACAGATGACCTCTTCCATAAGCCTTAAGGATATAGAGGATTCTATTGGGTCAACCATTAAGCTAGTAGTTATTAAAAATACTGATGAGGTTGAAGGAAAAGTAAACACTTTCACCTTACCTATAGACATTGTAGGTTCTAAGTTTATAGCCAATAGACCATTACTCCCTACTACTTCGCTAGAAGACAATGTCAATTATCATGTTAGTGATGGCGAGATAACTTTATACAAGCCCTTATCTGAGCTTGGATTCCCCGCTAGGAAGTTGACCGATGGCACTACGGAGTATGCCTTATGGTTTGTAGATGTTGAAGTTGATGAACAACTGATACATAAACACTACGCTAAACTCATAGGTGTAGACCCGGCTACCTCTACAGAAGTCTATAAAAGCTTTGTGTACGGGTTGTACTATATGTACTACCAAGGCCCTACCTTGTCTATCCTACGTAAAGGGTTAAACCTATGCCTAGGCATCCCTTTGGCCAGGGAGAGTGAAGAGGTTATAGATGTTCGTCAGTACTTAGACACTGATCAGTATATAGTTATTACGGATAAGAATAAGTATGTATTACCATATGGGCTATTACCTTCAGTGCTACCGGGTGATATCCTAAGTGTATCTGATGAGATCTCTCAGTGGATAGAGATTAAGGATTGGGTAGAGGATGGTGATTGGTGGATAAACCTATCTATCCCACCTTCTATAATACCCTCTCTTCCTGAAACTCAGGTAGATAGGTATGCTTCAGTAGGTAGTAATTTTGATTACTTGATGCGTACATACATAAAGAATCATACATTTCTAGTTAATGTAAAAGTTAGCACATTTAAAAATAACCAGAACTTCCAACAACTGGCGGACATAATCAATAGGGTTAAACCCCTTTACTCTCAGGCAGTTTATATATGGAGTATTCCATACCTGGAGGAGACCCTAACTTCTTCAGATGAATCATTAACTCAACGAAGAGATAAGGTATTAACAGAGGACTTTTCATTCTCTATTTCTCGTATGGTTAGGGATAACACTAGGACCCTAGGGTTGGCTCCAGGAGACATGATAGGAGACTTGGTTAACTTTAATGCCGATGGTCTTCCAGTAAGCGATGAAGTACCGGTTGATTGTATTCCTAGGGGGACGCCTAGTTTCATGAGGATGAATGTATCATCTACGGTAGATAGACTATTTAAGTCCGGATTGTCTATGAGAACCGGGGATCAAACAGTGACCGGTATTATAAATCTCCCCAGTCAGTATGCTAATACACTTAGTAGTGATGTAGGGTGGCTAAATACATTATTCACTAGAGGCGAGAATACATTACGGGCTAAAAGGTCTGTGATAGCTCATGTTAGAGGAATAGATAGCTCTTTTGGAGAGCCTGCATTAAAAGGGTTTATATCCACTGGGATGATTACAGCTGATAAAAGAGTGGTACCCATGTATATAGTTACGGATGAAGTTATAGCTTCCAAGTGTAACTTAATGAAGATTTCACCCCCTCCTACTAACCGCTGGAGTTTTAACCTATTAGCCGGGGATTTAGATCAATCTATTAATAATATAGCTGTTAACTCTGCTATAGATTTATTTAACTACAAACCACTACTAATTACTCACTTTAATATTATTTTTTCTAGAACTACTAGTCAAATACCCAGTAGCCCATTCTTACCAAAGGGGGCGAATTTCTTATGGCTACCCCCGTATCTTACGGATTTAAAGGATGGCGATTTAGTTATTGGAGTCAGAATAGTTCCGGGGTTAGTAGGGGTATACTTAGTGACCTCTAATTTTGACTTGGATATTTCCCCATACAAGGTAATAGAAGATACTGACCCTGTGATCCAGCAGGCTAATGCACCTATGTCCAGAGGGTTAGGACCTATGCTTTCTCCCATTTACTCCATGAGGGGAAGGGGGGTTTTAAGCTATAATACACTTAGTAATGCTATCAATGAAGATGGTCAAACGACTACCGTAGATACCGAATATCTAGATGCGAATAATACGCCTAGACAAATACTTAGAGACGGCTCAGCCCTCGTACACAAGGTAGTCAGATAATACTAAATAACATGAAAAATATTCCAGCACATATACTCCAAAAGGTAAGATGTCTCTACTCAAGTATAGTAACCGGGGTTAAGGCTGTATTTAAAATACACACCTTAGATGGCATTCTTTCTATTAGTAAAGTATTCAC